GGTCAAAAGCTGCAAACACTTATACAGACTTACAACTATTACTTGCAAATGATTCGTGACGTTACGGGTCTTAATGAAGCTCGTGATGGTTCATCACCTGATTCTAGAGCATTAGTAGGCATTCAAAAAATGGCAGCAGCTAATTCAAACACAGCAACACGTCATATTCTTGATGCTGGTTTATTCTTAACAGCAGAAACAGCTGAGTGTTTATCACTGCGTATTTCTGATATTATAGAGTTTGATCCTTCACGTGAAGCGTTTATACAAAAAATTGGTAGTCATAACGTAGGTATTTTAGCTGAGCTAGAAGACTTACACTTGCACGACTTTGGTATTTCATTAGAGCTTTCGCCGGATGACGAAGAAAAAGCGTTGCTAGAAAACAATATTCAAACTGCATTATCTGCGGGACTTATTGATTTAGATGATGCTATTGATATACGTGAAGTTAAAAACTTAAAGCTAGCTAACCAGTTATTAAAGCTACGCCGTAAGAAAAAACAAGAGCGTGATCAAATGATGCAACAACAAAATATGCAAGCGCAGGCACAAGCAAATGCTCAAGCACAACAAGTTGCGGCACAAGCTGAAATGCAGAAAGATCAAGCTGCATTGCAAACTAAGTCTCAGCTAGAACAACTTAAAGCTCAAATAGAGCAAGCAAGAATTGACAAAGAAGTTGAGGCTAAGATGCAATTGATGGCATTGGAGTTCCAGTATAACATGAAGCTCAAAGGCTTAGAGGTTGATGCTGCTAAGACTAAGATCTCAGAAACCGAAGATCGCAAAGACAAAAGAACAAAAATTCAAGCTACACAACAAAGTGAGCTTATAGACCAAAGACAAAAAGGCGGTTCGCCTAAAGACTTCGAATCCTCTGGTAATGATATACTTGGCGGTGGTTTCGGTTTAGGAAGTTTCGAACCTAGGTAATAATAACCATAACAATTATATAATATTTTATCATGAGTGAAGAAACCAAAGACACATCACCTGTTTCGCAGGGCGATGATGGTACTATTAAAGTGGATTTTTCAGCAGTACCTCAGGAAGCACCAGCAGAAGAAACTGTTGAGCAACCTGTAGAAGAGGCACCTGTCGAGGAGCCTGTTGTTGAAGAAACACCAGTACAAGAAGAAGCACCTGTAGAAGAACCTACAGAAGAAGCAGCTGAAGAGCCTGTTCTAATGGAAATTACAGAAGAAGAGGTTGAAGAAGCTACCGAGCAATTGGAAGATGAGGTTGCAGATGCAATTAAAGAGTCAGCTACGTCTGGCGCAAACCTTCCTGAAAACATTCAAAAAGTTGTAGACTTTATGAGTGAAACAGGGGGATCATTAGAAGATTACGTTCGTTTAAACACAGACTACTCTAGTCTTAACGAAGATCAACTGCTTCGTGAATACTATGAAACTAAGTATAGTGCTTATGATAGGGAAGACATCGACTTCTTATTAGCCGATAAGTTTTCTTACGACGAAGAGCTTGATGACGAACGCGAAGTACGCTTAAAGAAATTAGAGCGTAAACAAGCATTAGCAGAAGCTAAAAATCATTTAGACGGTTTAAAGTCTAAATACTACGATGAAATTAAGATGGGTTCAAGATTGAATCCTGAACAGCAAAAAGCGGTTGAATTTTTCAATCGTTATAATAAGGAGAGTGAAGAGGCTGCAAAAATAGCAGAACGACAAACCAGTAGGTTTAAACAAGAAAGCGAGAAAGTATTCAGCGACAAATTCGAAGGTTTCGATTACAGCGTTGGGGACAAGAAGTACCGCTTTAAGGTTAAAGATACTGGCCAGGTTAAAGAAACTCAAGGTGACATTAACAACTTTATCAAGAAGTTCTTGAATGAAAAGGGGGAAATGAAAGATGCTAAGGGTTATCATAAATCGCTGTTCACCGCTATGAATGCCGATCAAGTTGCACAACACTTTTACGAGCAAGGTAAAGCCGATGCAGTAAAGGACAGTATGGCACGCACGAAGAATGTTGATATGAATCCGAGAGGGGCTCATGAAAAAGTTACAACACAAAACGGGTGGACTATACGCGCTGTAAATGATGGTGAAAGCACTTCTAAACTCAAAGTCAAGTTTAAAAAATAATTCATTAAAACAAATAAGAAATGAGTTTTGCAACGTCGCCAGCTGGTCTGGCAAACTTAGCTCACCTTACTCCACGTCCTATCAAGGGCTTGTTTGGTGACAATTATCTGTCTGTGGCTGACATGGACTTTACACAACAATTCCTTCCTGAGGTATACGAGAAAGAAGTAGAGCGCTACGGAAACCGTACAGTATCAGGATTCTTGCGCATGGTTGGTGCAGAAATGCCTATGGCTTCTGACCGCGTAGTATGGCAAGAGCAAGGACGTCTTCACATCGCTTACGACAGTATTACTGTTGATGCTGATGGTGATGCACTTACTATGCCTTCTGGTCACTTGATCGGTGCGGGTATGACTTTGGTAGTATCTAAAGGATACGTAAGCCACAAAGCATACGTTACTTCTGTATCTGGAGTTACTGTAAACATCGCTGTTTACGATACTGCTGATGCAAACTTGAGCGCCACATTTGATTCTGCTACTGATGCTAAAGTATTCGTTTACGGTTCTGAGTACACTAAAGGTTCTAGCGGTGCTGGTAACTCACTAGATGCTTCTTTCACTACTTTTGACAACAAGCCTATCATTTTACGTGATAAGTACAATGTTAAAGGTTCTGACGTAGCTCAAATTGGTTGGGTTGAAGTAACTACTGAAGCTGGTACTTCTGGTTACTTATGGTACTTGAAGTCTGAGCACGAGTCTCGTCTACGTTTTGAGGACTACCTTGAAATGAGTATGGTTGAAGCTGAAAAAGCGCAAACTACTATTGCTCAAGATGCTGCTTTTGGTAACACTGCTTCAATCGAAGGTTCTGAAGGTCTCTTCGCGGCTCTAGAGTCTCGCGGTTTGATATTCAACGACCAAGATTTCAATAACGCTACTGGTTTGACTGGTTTGGGTGACTTCGACGTTATCCTTCAAGAATTAGACAAGCAAGGTGCTATTGAAGAGAACATGATGTTCTTAGATCGTCGTACTGCTTTAGATATCGATAACATGCTTGCACGTGCTAACAGCTACGGAACAGGTGGTACTTCTTACGGAGTATTCGATAACTCTGAGGATATGGCTTTGAACTTAGGTTTCTCTGGATTCCGTCGTGGTTCTTACGATTTCTACAAGACTGACTGGAAATACTTGAACGATTCTGCAACTCGCGGTAGCATTGCTGACGTAGAGGGTGTTATTGTTCCTGCTGGTACTTCTACTGTATACGACCAAAACTTAGGTCAGAACATCGCGCGTCCGTTCTTACACGTACGTTACCGTGCTTCTGAAGCTGAAGATCGTCGTATGAAGTCTTGGGTTACTGGTTCAGTTGGTGGCAACTACACTAGTGATGCTGATGAAATGAACGTACACTTCCTTTCTGAGCGTGCACTTTGTGTTCAAGCTGCGAACAACTTCGTAATGCTGAAGAAAACTCAAGCATAATTGAGTTAACATTTATTCACCCTCGGCTTCGGTCGGGGGTGATTATTATCTTTTATTTAATTATATTATATCATGGCACAAGCTAAAAAGCCTGCAGCAAAGCCTGCAGCAAAAAAAACAGCACCTGCACCAGCAGTTGTTGAAGAAACAGTTGCGGCACCCGTCGCAGCACCTGCACCTGTAGATACATGGATTATCAAAGACAGATTGTACGAAATTACTTCAGGACGTAAACCATTAGCGTTTACATTACCTACCGTACATTCAGCTCGTACTCCCTTGTTATACTTTGATGAAGAATTAGGATACAACCGTGAATTGCGTTATGCAACTAACCAGCGTACCCCATTCGTTGATGAGCAACAAGGAACTGCAACATTAGGTCGTATCGTATTTAGAGACGGCATTTTGAGGGTACCAAAAGAAAATATAGTTTTACAAAAACTTCTTTCTTTATACCACCCATATACACTGCAAGGTCGCATTATGGAATACAAACCAGAACAGATCGCTGCAAACGAAACTGACTGGATTGAACTAGAGCTAGAAGCGATGACCGTTGCAAAATCAATGGATATCGATGAAGCCGAAGCAATTTTAAGAGCTCAATACGGCTCGCAACAGGTATCTAACGCGTCTTCTAAAGAACTAAAACGTGATTTACTAATACTTGCGCGTAATAACCCTAGTCTCTTCTTAGACTTGGCTAATGACGACAACGTAATGCTGCGTAACATTGGGATCAAAGCTACCGAAACGGGAATTTTGAGTTTATCACAAGACCAACGCACATTTACATATGCAAGTAACGGAAGAAAGCTGTTAACAGTACCGTTTAATGAACATCCATATTCAGCACTCGCTGCTTACTTTAAAACAGATGAGGGTATGGAAGTATTACGAGCCGTAGAGAAACAGCTATAATACATATCTTTTTGTGATTAGGCTGCTGTAACAAGCGGCCTAATTACTTAATATACATAAACAAACACAAAATGGCAGTAAGCGTAGATACAGTATACCAAAGAGTATTGGCTATCCTTAACAAAGAACAAAGAGGGTACGTAACTCCTCAGGAATTTAACTTGTTTGCAAACCAAGCACAGTCTGATATTTTTGAGCAGTACTTCTATGACATTAACCAATTCGGTAGAATACATGGTAATGACACTGAATACTCTGACATGCTTAACCTCTTGAATGAGAAAATAAACATATTCGAGAAGAATGGTAGTATGACCTACTCTGCTCCTAACTGGTCGGTCCCTAGTGATCTTTACCGGTTAGGTACAATTATTTATAATGGCATCGAAGCTGAGCGTATTAATGCCAACGAGTACTTATATATTAATGCTTCGCCACTTACTAAGCCTACAAATGCCCGACCAATATTTGTGGCTAGCTCTACAGGCTATAAGGTGTATGGTGCGGCTGCGTTAACTTCAGGAGTATCGTGTAATTATATTAAAGTACCTGCAACGGTTGAATGGGCATATAACACAGTAGCCGGAAGAGCTGTATATAATTCAACGAATGCTACTGATTTTGAGCTGCATGCTTCTGAAGAAACCGAACTGGTTTTTAAAATATTACAACTAGCAGGGCTTTCTATTAAAGAACTTCAGGTTTACCAAATTGGTAACCAAATGGAAGGGCAAAACACACAACAAGAAAAAGCTTAATAAATGGGATTAATTAATCAAACACAAAAGCTCTATTACGAAGGTGCTGACACCAACTGGAACAGTGGAGACGAAAATTACGGTGATTACCAGTTTGTAAGCATTAAAGATATCATTAACAACTTCATTATCGCTTATGTTGGAGAAGATAAAATCATTAGCAAAATTAAGCGCACGGATGTTGCATTTCATGCTCAGCGTGCTTTACAAGAGCTTTCCTTCGATATACTACCCTCGGAAAAAGCTTTAGAAATTGAATTAGGGCCAGCGCTTGAAATGGTTTTGCCGCAAGACTACGTTAACTACGTTCGTTTTAGCTGGGCTGATGCTGGTGGTATAGAGCACATTATCTATCCTACACGTCACTCAAGCAACCCTCAAGCTATTGTTCAAGATTCTAATTACGAATACACGTTTGATAGCAATGGTGAAAAGCAGTATGCTAATAAGTCTGAAACGTTAAAGAAATTTGAAGCATCTAACCAAGAAGCTAATAGTAAAGCAGAACTTAGCACCAGTGAGCTCTTTAATCTTTACCGTCACGGTAGACGTTATGGGCTAAACCCCGAGTTTGCTCAAGGTAATGGTGTATTCTACATTGATAAGCTTAAGGGTATCGCACACTTTAGCTCTAGCTTGGTAAACAAAATTGTTACATTAAAGTACATCAGTGACAGCTTAGGATCTGACGAAGATATGCGAGTGCATAAGTTTGCAGAAGAAGCCGTTTACAAATATCTAGCTCATGCCATTCTGGCAACAAGAGCCAATACTCAAGAATATTTAGTCGCGCGCTTTAAGAAAGAAGCGTTTGCAGCAAAAAGAGTTGCAAAACTCCGTATGTCTAACCTTAAGATTAGCGAGATTGCTCAAATCATGCGCAACCAGGCTAAATGGATTAAACACTAATACATGCCAAAATTAGCACACAACTTTGTCCAGGGTAAAATGAACAAGGATCTCGATGAGAGACTTGTGCCCAATGGCCAATATCGTGACGCTCTAAACATTCAGGTTTCTTCATCTGAAGGTTCGGACGTCGGCGCTGTTGAGAACATATTAGGTAACCAAAGAAAAATTTCAGAGGGCTCCGGAGACTGGAGCGATAATTTTGGGTTAACGTCTGCAAAATGTATTGGTATTGCTCGAGATACTTTAAACGATAAAATATATTGGTTTGTAACTGCAGCGAACGGTGATGCTATTCTAGAATACACACAGGCTACCCAGGTTATTGACCCCATCATAGTAGATACCCGATCTACTTCTATTTTAAACTTTAGCGTTTCAAATTTTATAACTGGTATAAGTATACTAGATGGCATGTTATTTTGGACAGACAATCTAAACGAGCCGCGAAAAATAAATATAGAAGATTACAAAACTGCAACAGCTACAGTAATTACCGGTAATACATTAAATGACACAACACCCATACACGGTAGAGACTTTTTAAATTCTGATATAACGGTTATTAAGCCGTCGCCAAAACAAGCTGTAGATATAACCGCTTCTTCTACTAAATCAGCGGCTAATCCTGAAAGAGGGGTGGGTGTTATACCAGTTACTGTAACAGCCAATCTTACTGATTCAAATGGTATGCCCTTAACAAATGGTGATACCGTTGTTGTTGCTGGCTTAATTACTCCTTTTATTGCACCATCAAGCGCTTTTAATAATAAAAACGTAAAATTAATTGCTACAGAAACGAAGTCTGATGGTACATTAATTAACCATGAGTGCATTGCTACATTAAGTAGCTTAACTGCGGGTGAGCAAATCGGTCAATTTAATGGTGCGACATTAACTATTATAAGTTTATCTGCAACCACTCCTAATAGCGAGTTTGATTGGCAAATGACTTTAATAGAGTCAGAGCCTATATTTAAAAACGATTTCCCTAGATTTTCTTACAGATGGAAATTTAAAGACGGTGAATATTCTACTTATGCTCCTTTTAGTGAAGCTGCCTTTGTACCCGGCCAATATTCTTTTGAGCCAAAGCAAGGATTTAATGGAGGTATGGATAGTGCTATACGCAAAATCACTTTAACTTTTCCTACAGCTTCGTATGCAACTCCACCGGCAAATGTTACCGAAATAGAGATTTTATACAAAGGTGTTGCTTCAAATAACATTTATGTTTTAGATAAGCATTTAACTTCTAGTGGTTCTTTAACTAGCTTTGTTGTAGAAAAAGATTTATTAGGGCCTGTTGTAGAAAGCCTACAATTATTAAGGTTATACGATAATGTGCCGCGCAAGGCATTAGCTCAAGAAATTATTGCAAACCGTGTAGTATATGGTAATTACTTAGAAAACTATACTTTAGGCGATGTTCCAACAATTACAGCGAGTACTACCGCAACTGCGCTAACATCGGCTGAGCAGTACTATGGTCAAAAAAGTGTAAAGTCAGATAGAGCATATCAAATAGGTATATCCTTTTTAGATGAGTTTAATAGAGAAACACCTGTATTTACAAATAAAGAAGGTGCGATCACTGTAGACATT